AGTTCCAACAATAGGAATGGGTATAAATGATCCAAGTAATCCACCAAGTGCAGCACCTAATCCCTTGAATAATGCTTGACCTGGAGGTTCACCTGCAAGTAATGATGCAACAGCAACAACAATGGGACCAAGGATTGGTATCCTACCGAAGATACCTTTCGCCAGCTTGACTCCTGCCTTACCAAGGAGTTTAGTTCCTAATCTACCTGGTGCTTTTCTAAGACCACCTTTAAGAATACTACCTCTTGGTGCTGTTCTAGATGCTAGCGAACTTGCTCCAGGTCTAGTAGTGATTTGAACTCTCTTTAGAGCTCTATTTACTGCTGCCTGTGCTTGAGATGGAGTCTTGCCATTGTTTAATGCATTCTCATATATCTGTCTTGCACCAGGACCGAATCGTCTCTGGACATTTCTGATGCGTGAACTTCTAACTCTTTCTGCTGCTGTTGGTGGCCTACTTGTACCACCTCCTGTCCTACCAGGACCACTAGGTTTTCTAGGTTTATCAGTCCTACCAGGTCTAGTTCTTTGATTTATTGCTGCAACGATTAGAGCAGCATTGAATAAATTTCGTACTGCTCCTAAGAAATTATCAAACTTCTTAAGACCTTCCTGTCCAAATCTATCTTCAGCAAATTGTCTAGTGCTATCAATAAATTCATAACTCTTTTCAAGAAATCCTCCGACGTTATCAAGAGTTCCAATTGCAAAGTCAACAATGAAGTCAAAAGTGCTTGCAATAAAAGGAATAATTGGTTTGATAGCTCCTGTCTCATCTACAAGACGAGTAAGGACAAATCCCAACGCTGTATTAACGATAAAGTTTTTAATCCTATCAAAGAAGGGAACCTTAGGTAAAGGAAGTTTAGGTGCTGCTTTCTTTTCTTCTTTCGTTGTTTCTAACTTTTTCTCACGTTTATTTCTTTTATCTGCCTGTTCTTTTTTATTTTTATCTGATTCTTGTTTTTTCTCTGCAGCAAGAGAACCCTTAAGAATTTTATTAATTTCAATTATTTTAACTTTTGCTTCCAAGACTTTACCTTTTCTTGGAGAAATATTAGCAGCACCTATCCTCGTGGTTTTTACCTTAACAATTGATGATCCTGGTGCTGTCCCTGGTAATAATTTCATTTACCCTATCCCCAAGACTTTTACTTTTCTTGGATCATGCATCACGGCAGCATTAAGATCTGGTAGACTTACTCCAGGACTTGGAGTGATAGACATTGGAGCATCAACTGCAAGTTTGATACTATCTAACATTGATTTGATGTCAGCTTGTGATGGTGGTTTAACTGATGCTTTGGGTTTCGCTGCAGTTATGTTGCCACTATATGATGATCCACCACCAGATCCACGAGTGACACCACTTGATAAGGTGGTGCTAGGTCCTGATGTAGATGCTAATGTAACAGCAGGTCCACCAGTTCCTATAAGTCTTCTCCAGTTTTGAGGTGGGTTTGATGGAACGGGATCACTCTTACCAACTTGTGAAGTATAGTGATAGAAATTACCACTAGGGTGGAACATCGGATCTGTTGAACCTTTATTTCCAAGTTGAGATTGTCCTTTGAAGTCTGTTCTTCCGTTTAATATTTTAAGTGCTTCTGCTATCTTTGCTTGACCCTGTGGTGATGCTAATTTTTTTGCAAGTTCTGGATCATCATATGCTTTGCCAGTGTATACTGCTTCAAACTGACCTGATTGTGATCCGACAGCAGCAATTGTGTTAGGCCAATTTGGATCTGTTAATCTGTTTAGAACTGCTGCAGCGACTCCATATTCGTCATCAGTATTTCTTGCTGCCTCAGCACTCACAATATAAGCAAGGTCTCTGAAATCTTGTGCTGTTAAACTTAAAGTTCCACCACTTCCACTAGATTTTGCTACACCAGAGGCAGAAATATTAGGTTTTGCACTTCCATCTGGACTAATTCTTGCACCATGTTCTTCATTTGGAGGGACTTCACCACCAGAGGAATAATATCCTGGTTTAGATGTTCTACCTCCACCACCAGCAGAGTTGATACCCTGCATAAATCCAACACCATATTTACTAACTGCTCCTCTACTCATAACAAACTCACCAGGAGTGAGCATAGCAGGGACAGTATCAGCATTCCCAGAACCAGGAACTCTACCACCAGCACTGTAGAATGAGATATTCTGCATCATGTTGCCAAGGTTTTCTATGTTATCATCTAACTGAGTCTTACCTTGTGCTGCTCTTTCTGGATCATTAGATGCTTGCGTGCCTGTATACGCTGCATAACCAAGAGCACCGACACCTGCAACTGCAAGTGTCTTCAGTGGATTCCTTACTGCAATGCTAATAAGTTTGCCTGTTAATTTAAGTATCTTAGGTATGAAAAATGTAACTAAACCAACTAAACCTTTGAGAAATCCTCCAAGTCCAGTTCCAAATAACAAGAATCCTGCCAAAATAGCAGGCCAAGTATCTTTAAGGAACCTACCAATTGCATTTATTTTTCCCTTATTATTCTCATCACTAAACCAATCAATAAGTTTTATAAGAACTCTGCCAATAAGAACAGTAAAAATAAAATCAAATAATTTATCAAATATACTTTTTACTGGTTTTAATACTTTTGATACTGCCTTCCCTAAACCAGAGAATGCTTTCTTTTCTAACTTATCTTCAGATGCAGATCTCCTCTCCCTCTCCTGTTTTCTTTTCTCTTTTGCTACAACTTGTTTCTTAAATTTTTGTTCTGCTCTCAGGGTTTCTAAGATGGAATCGATACCCTTTAGAACATCATCTAAATTTTCTTGTGTCTTTTCTGTAACTGGACTAGAAACGAATGATTGAGCAACATTTCCAGACGTTTTTACTATCGCTCCACCGCGACCACCGCCTGGAAGTGCTCTATTAGTAGAACCCATGGCGGGCCCAGTTTTCTTTTCTAATACCTTATTGACAAACTTCTCAAAATTTATTTTATCTGCTCTCTTTTTAAATCCTTCTTTTCTTTCAGCAGGAGACAACCTTTGACCCGCAATCGTTCCACTGGAGGTAAGTTCATCAAGATACGATGCGTATCTGTTTCCTCCAAAAAACTTTGATGGTGAGAGTGCTTTAGTTGAACGCATTTTGTTGTTTGTTCTTTAATTCCTCTTCTTCAAGATGCTGCTGCAGAAGGGCAACATAAATGTCTCGTTCCCAAGGCATCATGTTTTCAATCTCAGTCAAACTATATTTATGGTACTGCATCAAGGCAAAATTAAGTTGAAAGTAATTCAACAAATCCATGTGTACCATGCCTAGGCGAAAAAAGATGATAACCCTTCCAGAACGATGTCACTCTCGACCTTTGTATTTGGATTTTTTACCTTAACTGTATGAGAAAGTTTAGGCATAGTTTCAAAGAACTTCTCAATATCTTTGAACTGAGAAGAGTTCATTGACTCAAGAAAATCTGTAATCTCTTTCTTTGTACAATCAGCGGTAACCCAAACATCATCTTCTGTGTAAATTTTATCAATACAAGAAGCAATCAGATCAAATGATTGATCCATTGCACTCTTATCTTCAAAGTCAAAGTTATTTTTGATAAACTGCTCAAGAGATGGATACTTCATTTCCATCATGATTGTTTTATCAACTTTAATTTGATTCGTGTGATCTTCACTCTTTTGAACTTTAATATCATCCAAATTAATCATTACAGAAACTTCTGTTTCTTCATCGTCAGGACATATCAGATTAACTTCAATTTCCTCCCCAACTGACTTACCACGAATGTTCAGGAACAAATATTCAATATCAAAAGTAGGAAGATTTTCTACTTTAATTCCTCTTGTTTGAATACAGTTTTTAATTACTGACTTAATAGCAGTTGTAATTTGTTTTGTATCCTCACTCTCAAGAGCGATGACAAGAACCTTTTCTTCTTTTACAAGGAATGGTCTGTACTGGATTGTTTGTCCTGTGGATGGCAACTCAAGTTCATATGTAGGAGTCGCAATTTTTGGTAAAGGCATAATATCTTATAAAGATTTCAGTATGATTATTTATTGGGGTGGTGTAATGTCTAAATTAAGTCCTTGACTGAAGGCGAAATTAAAATTTGCTTGTCCTTCTGCTGTAAAAGGATTTACATTAAGATTAGAAGCATATGCATTGATTGCATCTGAATCATATATGTCACCATAATCAGCATTAAATGAAAATGGTATATCGGGGTTTGCAGCAAATGCTCTTCTACCGAAATCTGGAATGTTTCCTGTACCAGGAGCTTTGATTCCTTTTAATATATAACGAATATATGACATGGATACTGTGCACTTTAACAATGAAGATGTATCATAAGAGACAGACATTGAATTAATTGCCAATGGGAAAGATCTAATAAACTCATATTCTAAAACAGAAGTATAGTCTTTCTCAAACTTTCTTACAATCAAACCCTGATCAGAAATATATTCATCGGGGTATTTTACTCTATATGCATAGTTTTTTGCTCTTGTTTCACTTGAATCTTCATTCATAATATATGATATCCAAGTTTCAAAAAATTTGATCGGTATATAATCTTTAGCATCGACATAGAATGTCAAATCAAGTCGATCATCAAATAATCTTCTATAAGCGTGCTTCTCAGTTACGCCAGTTCTATCATTATTTGCCTCTAATGTTGTCAACTGCGATCCCGGTAAAGATGCTTCAGAACACATTAAGTTAAGTCTCTCCTGCCTTATACCTAAAGCAACCTGAAGATCTTCTGGTATGCCAATCTCCACTTCAAAGTGAGAAGTCAGTGCTGGACTTAATAATAGTGTTTTAATTTGTGATACCGACTTTGGTGTTGGCATTTATAAATACTATTTGACCTTATATATTATGTATAAGAGATGGCAGAGAGTATTAAGAGTAGATATAAACCATCGCATCCTGAGAAATATCAAGGTAATCCCAACAACATTATATGTCGGAGTAGTTGGGAACGCAAAATGTGTAGGTGGTGTGACTTGAATGAGAATATTATATCATGGGCATCGGAAGAGTTTAGTATTCCTTATGTGTCACCAGTAGATAATCGTATCCATAGGTATTACCCAGACTACTTGATTAAAGTCAAAGAGTCAACTGGTAAGATCAAGACTTATGTGATAGAGGTCAAACCAAAGAAACAAACTACTCCACCAAAGAGACCAAAGAGACAGACTAAATCATACATTTATGAGTGCCAGATGTATGCAGTCAATCAAGCGAAGTGGAAAGCAGCAAAGGAGTTTTGTTTAGATAATGGAGTTGAGTTCAAGATCATAACCGAAAATGAACTAGGAATCAAATGAATCGTCTAGAAGGAAACCAAATCAACAACGGCACAAATGATCAGGAAGATATGATGTTGGAGATTATGGATCTCTTGAAGGATACTGTTACACCCATCCCTGATGTAGGAACAATCTGCACTTTTGTTTACAATGCAAAGACTCCTGACATTAGATATGATCAGCACCCGCTAGTTGCTGTGACTGAATTATTTCAATGGGGATTCCGTGGACTTAACTTTCATTGGCAAGAATATAGACAATATACTTGGGAAGAACTTACTGGACAAGTTTACATTGTGCAACGAAATGAACTAGATGATTTACTTGCGATACCATATGCAAAGTTTGTAACTAAATAAATAAAAAACTTACACGATCATGCCATTTGGAGTATTTGGAGCAGGCGATCCACCGTGT